CGTGCTGCTCCGCGTCGAGCGCTTTCATGTCCGCCAGAAACTCCGCGAAGCTCTTCTTCACGCGATCCGGATAAGGCGACTTCCACAGCCCCTCGCCCCAAAAGTCCGGCACCAGCGTGTCGTCGATCACGGCCGCGTCCACGCTGCGGATGCGGTGAATGGGCATGCCGATCTCGACGCACAGCTCTTCGACGGGCTTGTCGGCCTGGTAGGCGGCGTCGGGGCAGCGGGACCGGGCGAGGGCGCGGGCCCGGCGGGCGTCCCGGTTGCTGACCGGTGCGCCGGCGCCGGGACGGAACCCCTGCGCTTCCTGCGACTGGTAGGAGTCCTGCAGGCCGAGCTGCAGCTGCTCCTTCATCTGCGCGCCCAGCTCGGCCTTGTCGCTGCCGAGGGCCTTCGCGGCGTAGGCGCGCGTCAGCTCGGCGAACTGGCCGTTCTGGAAGACCTCAACCAGGCGGTCGTTGTCGTTGAGGAGTTCCTCGAGCTCTTCCGAGGTCTCGGGGATCGCCGTCTGTCCCTTCATGCAAATGCCCCTCTCAGAGCTGCTCTGATGTCATCCGGGCTGATGCCGGAGATGCCTGCGGATGCGTGGTCACCGGCGTCATAGTCCGGGTTGATCTTCTTCATGAGCCCTTCGAGCAGGGACCGGGCCTCGGACTCGTTGGTGAGCCCCTGCGTCTGCGGCAGCCGCGACAGGGCGTTCCGCACCCCGGCGGCGTTCGGGGGCGAGCCGGGCGCGTACTTGTACGGCAGCGCCCACGCGGCCTGGGTGGCCTTGTCGCCGGTTTTCTTCCCGGCGCAGATCCCGGCGTAGAACGCGGCCGGGTCGTCGGACTCGGATCCGGCGTGCCACGCCCTGGAGGCATCCCACGGGGAGTTGTCGACCGCGGCGGCGGCGAGTTCCTCGCGGACGATCGCCCGGATGTCATCAGCGGTCAGCGCCGACGGGTCGGGCACCGCTGCCGGCAGGGGCTGGATCTGCTGGCCGCCGGCGGTCCAGTAGTCGTGGTCGGTGTCACCCTCGGGGCAGGCGTCGCAGTCGCCGTCGCCGTCCGGGTCGATCCGCTTGTGGTCGCCGTGCATGCCCGAGGCGGCCAGGGGGCGGCGGGCGGCGTCGGCGGGGGTGCCGCCGGGCTCGCCGTCGCCGTCGCCGCCGGCGTGACTGTGGTGGTGGTTCGCGTCGCCGTCGTGGGAGTGCCCGTGGGCGTGCAGCGCGTCACCGCCCTGCGACCCGTACGCCGGATGCGGATGGCTGTGGGTGCCGGTCATCGGCTCGTGCGTCGCCGCGGCCTGCGGCATCGTCCGCAGCCGGGCGGCGATCCGGCCCGGCACCGCGGTGAACGCGGCCAGGTCGAGACCGGCGGGCAGCTCGGCCTGCTGGTCCCCGACCCTGTCCGCGAGCCCGGCGGCCACCGCTTCCTCCGCGGTGTACCAGGTCTCGTCCCTCATCGTCGCCCGCCACTGCGCGGGCGTGCCCCCGGCGCGCTCGGCGTAGATCGACGCGATGTTGTCGGAGTTCTTGTCGAGGACCTCGGTCATCTTCGCCATCTCGGCGGCATTCCCGACGCAGAGACCGAACGCGTCGTGGACCATCATCATCGAGCCGGGCTGGACGACCCGGTCCTGCCCGGCCTGCGCGATCACGCTGGCGATGGACGCGGCGAGGCCGTCGACGACCGTGGTCACGGCGCCCTTGTGCTTGCGGATCGCGTTGCCGATCGCGATGCCGTCGAACACGTCACCGCCGCCGGAGTTGATGTGCACCTCGAGGGCGCCCTTCACCTTCGACAGCTGCCCGGAGAACGCCTTCGCGGTCAGGCCGCCTGCGAGGAACCCGCCGTCGCCGATGTCGTCGTACACGTCGACGCGGGTCACCCCGGCGTCGGCGCGGATCTGGCATTTCAGCGGGTAGACGTGTCTCACTTCGCACCTGCCAGCGAGTTCCAGGCGGCCTGCTGCCGCGCGAGCACTTCAATGGCGTCCCATGCGGCCAGCCGCCGCGTGCTGTTCTCGGCGTCGCCGCCCTGCCCCGCCTCGCCCGGTATCGCCGCAGGCGCGCCGCCGCCCATGCCGGCACCGGGGGTGCCGGGCGGCAGCCCGGACGGCGGGGGCTTCGGCGCGACCTTCATCGCCGGCAGGCCCACCGTCTCCAGCACGTCACCAGGGTCATAACCCGCCAGCACCAGCGCCCCCGCCGCCGTCGACTTCGCGGTCAGCTCAAGGGAGTCCTGCTCCCGGTTCGACGGCATCGGGTACACGTAGTCGAACTCGACCCCCGCGCCCGTCGCCCCGAACAGGGGCAGGTACTGGTGATTCAGCACGTCCCGCCACCGGTCCAGCCGCGGGCTGATCTTCCACGAGGCGAACACTTCCTCGCCGGTCTGCGCGTTCGCCCGGTTCACGTCCTCGGTGACCCCGGTCATGACCTTGTGCATGCCGAACGACTCGCGGATCCGGTCCGCCCCGGTGGACATGAGGTTCGCGAAATCCATGTCCTTCGGATTCGTGCTGGTTGCGACCCAGGTGGCGCCGGCCTCGAGGACGGCGACGCGGTGGGCGCGGGCGACGCCCCGGTGGGTCTCCCGCCACCGGTTCGTCAGCTCATCCCACTCGTCATCGTCGAGCCGGTGATCCACCTGGATCACGCCGTCCGGCCGGGCCGAGTTGGTGAAGAAGTTCTTGTTCCAGTCGGCGGCGTACCGGGCCGCGTCGATCTCGGTGAGGACGGCCTGGGTGGGGCCGACGCCGCCGTAGGGGTCCATCGGGTCGGGGAAGCAGTTGTAGACCACGTCCGCCGGGGCGAGCGGGATCTTCTCGTTCCCGTCCGGCGACGTGTAAATCCAGCCCTTCAGGTACTGCACCGGGTCGGGGACCGGCATCATCCGGTCCGGCCGCACCGGCCACAGCCCTGTCGGGATCGACCCCTTGCGGTCGACGACCCAGTGAGACATCCCGGCCAGTTCCATCCACAGCTGGGACAGCTCGAACAGGCGGAACCTCGACCAGAAGTCGTTGGGGTGATGCAGCAGGTTCAGGGCAGCGTGCTGGACGACCTCGACCCGCTGATCAGACCCCTGGTCGGACGTGGTGTACCGGCGGCGGCCGTCCTGCGGGGCCTTGCGGAACAGCTTCCACACCGGCCCCGCCGTCGCGCTGGCCAGCAGGCTGACGTTCGCGAACACCGTGCCCTGCGAGGAGAACGCCCGCAGATAGGACTCGATCGGGTTGCCGCCCATCGACAGGTACGGGCGGGCGAAAACCCCCGACTCGCCCATCGGCACCGGCGACGTGGACTGGTTCCGCAGCAGCTTGCCGATGAGGCTGGCCATCAGCCCGTGACCGCGAAGTCGAGGGCCAGCAGCGACACGCCGGTGACAATCCACCCGGCGGCGATGCCGGCGTGGAACGCGCCGATATCCACCGAGGTCAGCGCGGCGACGGTGACGACATGCTGGCGGGCCGCGGCAGCCAGGGCAGCCAGTTTCGACGGCTTCCCGGTCCTGCGCGCGGCCAGCGCAGCACTCACCTTGCCGAGCAGCGACCGGCGCGCGCCGGGAGCCGTGACGACCGCCACGCAAACCCCTCACGATTAACACCAGCCACGCAGACCGCATGACTGTGTCGCGCGCATCATAACCCGCACCCGCCACACCAGGCGTAAATTCTCCCGTGAACACGCACGTCAGGCGAACTTTTTCCCGTCCGGAGGTGGCCGGTGCTCCAGGACGCCGGAAAAACTCTCGTCGCCGCCGTCGCCGAGACCCTTGACGCCCTCGACCTCACCGACGAGGACACGGCAGCGAAGGCACTCGCGGTGCACTACGCCGAGGTGATCGACGACGCCCGTGACCAGGCGTGGGCCATGCGGTGGATCGCCCCCGGCCTCCTCGACGTGCTCGAGCAGCTCGGCGCCACGCCCGCCGCCAGATCGCGCCTGAAGGGAGGAAAGCCGGCCGATGCCCCGGTCTCCCAGCTCGCGAAACTCCGCGCCGCGAAACGCGCCTAAGAAGCTGGTCGGCTGCACCGCCCCGCGGCTGTACACCGAGCCCCTGCGGCCCCTGAACAGGAAAACGTCCAGCGGATACGCCGTCGCCGACTTCGCCGAGATCACCGGCGAGCCACTGATGCCCTGGCAGCGCTGGCTCGCCGTCCACGCCCTCGAAACCGTCCCCGGCGGCGCCTACCGGTACAAGGTCATCCTCGTCCTCGTCGCCCGCCAGTCCGGCAAATCCTCCATCGGCCGCATGATCACCCTCTACCGCATGTACATCGACGGCACCCGCACCGTCCTTGGCGTCGCCCAGGGCCTCGGCCTCGCCCGCGAGCAATGGTCACTCGCCCTCGACACCGTCCGCGACACCCCCGACCTCGCCAGCGAACTCGTCCAGGTCCGCAACGTCAACGGCGACGAATGGTGGAAACTCTCCTCCGGCGCCCGCTACCTCATCCGCGCCGCCGACCGCAAAGCAGGCCGCGGACTATCCATCGACCAGCTCAACATCGACGAACTCCGCGAATGGCGCACCTGGGACGCCTGGTCAGCCCTCTCCAAAACCACCATGGCCCGCCCCAACGCCGTCACACTCGCCATGTCCAACGCCGGAGATGAGGAATCGGTAGTCCTCAACCAGCTCCGCGACGCCGCCCTGTCCGGCAGAGACCCCTCCATCGGCATCTTCGAGTGGTCCGCGGAAGACGGCTGCGAGCTGGACGACCCGAAAGCCTGGGCGCAGGCCAACCCCGGCCTCGGCTACACCATCTCCGAGCAGGCGATCCGCACCGCACTCGCCACCGACCCCCCATCCGTCTTCCGCACCGAGGTCCTGTGCCAGAAAGTTGACCACCTCGACACCGCCGTCGACCTCGCCGCCTGGCGGGCCTGCGCCGACCCCTCCGGCAACCTCACCGCCTACCGTGACCGGGTCGCCGCCTGCGCCGACGTGGCCATCGACGGCGCCCACGTCACCCTCGCCGCCGCCGCGAAACTCCCCGACGGCCGGGTCCGCGTCGAGATCGCCGGCGCCTGGCCGTCAACCGACGCCGCCAGGACGGAACTACCGGACATCCTGGACCGGATGAAGCCCGCAGCGACCGCCTGGTACCCGTCCGGGCCCGCCGCAGCACTCGCGCCCATCCTCCGCGCCCGACCCGGATCGCTGGAACTCACCGGCGGGAAAGTCACCGAAGCCTGCCAGGGACTCGCCGACCTCGCCCAGGCCCGCGCCATCCTCCACAACAGTGACCCCCTCCTCGACGCACATGTGGGCGGCGCCTCCAGGCTCAAATCAGGTGACGGATGGCGGTTCACCCGACGCGGCGGC